AATTCGCTTAACTCCATTTCATTTTTATACCAAACATTCTCTCTTCCACTACCTTCTGGTTCTGGTCTTTCTCCTTCATTAGTTCCAATTCCCCCCTGAGTACTTTTTGGTTTATTTCTCATATAATTGAACCCTACTATAGTTGCTAATATAGAAACTACAGAAAGAAATACCTTAGGGTGTTTCATTTTAATCATCATCTTGTCACCCAATCCAGCAAAATATTGTTTAGAGACATTACAGAACAATTCATATTTTTCCCTTGGAGATGCTATACCCAAATAAAACTTAATTAGCAGATATGTTTGTCTAAAGTGTTTCTTAAAAAGAAACCACATGTATAAGACAAATGCAAATATAGACCAAGCTAAAATGGTTTCTAAAGATCTTCTTTTCATTTCGGTAGACTCAATCTGTAGAGGCTGATTACACATGACTTCTGGCAAATTACAGCAACTACAAAATGGTGAATTCACTGTCTCTTCCATGCTAACTTTAATCTTTGATTGTTCCTCCTCAAAATTAACTACTGTCTGTTTGAGCCATTCAAAAAACTCCCTTTGATTAACGTCTCGGAGCACTATAGCTCTATCGGGTAATGATCGAAGCTCATCCTTAGTGATCATCTTTTTACAAACAATTTTCTCAACAGTGAATGTCCAAAGATCAAGAAAAAAACCAACTTGAACTTTTGTAGCATCTAACATACCCCGATCCGATAAAAATTGCGGTTTTACTGTGGGTATTATAACATACGGCAATCGACGTATAACAGCTGATGGAACAGCACAATGCACATAGGCATTAAAATCTTTAACATTTGTGGTAGCTATAACATTTTTAACTCTCAAAGGGGTTCTACCTTTCATTTCCAACTCCGCTTGATTCGGACAAAATGCTGCATTATTCATAATTTGAATGATTTCATTAACAGATTTTGGATCTTTAAGCTCAGGACTTTCTGACGCTATATCGTCTAAAATTAATGTATGAACACTAGAAACAAAACCACTCCAAAATGGATCAGCCGCATTTCTTGTATAAAAATATTGATCCCCTAATGGAAGTTGCCGAATTCTACATAAAAATGTCGAAATCATTTTTGTCAAAGTAGTTTTACCCATTCCTGGAGGGGAAAAAATAGCTACACCAAATGGTGCATCCCTATTTTTCCTACCCTCTTTCTTGGTAGTTAAATCAGCATGTAACATTTTCATTGTAAATAATTTTTGTTTTACCAATTCTTTATCAAACCTGGATAAGTTAAAAGCATGTTTATGGATATTGTGTAATTTTTCAATAGTATCATCCAACTTGGCTCGAAATTCACATTCTGTGAATCCACCAGCCTCAGGATTTGATAAAAACTTCTCTTTATACTGCAAATCAGCACAATCGTCAAAAATTTGTTGATATTCTGATGAACTATGTAATATAGTCGAAACATCGCGGGTTTTGTATACTTGATATCCTCTCTCCAATAAAAAAATAGAAGTGTCTATCATACACATGAAAAAATCTGTCTTATTAGAATATTTCTTCTTGTGGAAAGCTTGTTCTATTTGGGTGTACCCAAATGTATCCATAGTTATTCCAACTTTTTCCAAAATAGAAAAACTCATAATAAACATAACACAACGATGCAACTTAGAAAATAGAGCAGCATCTTTAATGGCCTTTCCCTTCTCGTACATGGATCGTAAACGATGAATTCCATCTTCAAATGATTGGGTGTGATCTGCTGATCCCAACATGGTCTTGATATAAGGTACATATTGTTCCATAATAATATCAAGTAAGAAACCTTTATGTCGAATTTTGGCAAATATAACCAATGCAAATATAATTTGGTCAATTCTATGTCTTCCAGTCTTTTCTATAGCCACTGAAAAGAAATACAGCGAGTCTTCAAACAATTGCATAAGATAGATAGTCATTTGTTGTTGTTCATATGCACTAACATATCTAGCGTAAAAATCGAATAATCTGGCTGTTTCTCTAGACATAGATTGACGATATATCAATCTATATTGAGTAGAAGCGTATCTATAGACACTCAAATCAATTTCTTTCTTTACACATATATCACACAAGCAACACGATTCCATACAATGATATGAAGGTCTTTTCTCTTTTTGCTTGATCAAATATTGATTAAAAATGAAATAAACAATCATCGATAAGAAAAGAATAGTAGGATGGTAAAAAGATGTAACAACATCTATTTTTTCCAATGGAACATTCTCCATTTCAACTATGCACTCTTCAAATTCTTCATCATCTTCTTCAGAAACACATTCAACCAGTACAGGCATATCTTCAATTTCCTCTTCGAACCATTCACCATAAATTCGTTTCAGGGATTCTGCAACATTAATGTAAGCATGTTCCTCCATCTTGAATTTATGAATACACATAGAGTCAACGGCCCAAATAGGGCAATCATCAACTTTGGTCATAAGACAAATTAACTCATCAATTTCTTGAATTGATAGGTTAACAAACAATTTTTCATCAAAACCCCTCTGAAAGTAGCGTTCCAAATGATTTGATGGATAAAATTCCCATATTTTGGATCGAACTTC